ATAAGGTATACATGGTTCGCAATAAAACAATTCTGCCCAGACACATAATCGAGATTCAAAAATGCATTATTGTTTGTGCCTGTCCCTGTTATCGTCCACGAGCCATCTCCATTATTCGTAAACGTAAAGCCCGCACTCGTCCCAGTCGATGCCGTATGCGGTATCATCTGATTCCACCCAAGACTCCCTCCGACAAGCTTATTCAGAGCGCACTTGCCGACTACTCCAACGTGTGCCGTGCGGCGCATCAGATAAGGTTCGGTGTCTGTCGTGTAGGATGGGGAAGTGCCGACCATATCAGCCTTGACATCTCCGTAATTTATTCTCTTCGCATAGTCTCCGACTCCGACAACTATGTCCTGACCGCTGTCTGGTGTCACCAACGGAAGACCAGAGATTTTTATCAAATCATATGCCATAATTACCTCGCTTTCCTCAAACGCAACACTGCCCCCGATTTCTCGGAGGCAGCCCACGGAGGTATTAAAAAAGAAAGGAGCTTTAATCGTCTTTTTTGATGGTAGCATTATAACACACCTTGCCGTGCTAAAACGTACTGAATGTCTCTGAGAGCCTCCCCATGGAGGTGTTTTATCCTTCCCTCTGAATAGTGCATCTCTTTTGCTATCCGTTTGAACCTCTTGTATTCAACATATCTTTTTGTCAGGATCTCTATGTATCTGGAGTCTGTCAGGCTGTTAATCTGTGTGATTATTATGTGCCTCTTCTCCATCAGCTCGTCCCATTCCCTTCCGATTTGCTGAGTCAGCATCTCCCACTTAACCAGATATCCGAACCACGGAGGATCCCCGCTCGGAGATGTCTGCACCCGGTCTCCATCTATCTGAGGGCTGCGGAGGAAGGTCTGAGCCTTCTCTAACTCCTGTCGCTCCTTCAGTAGGTTTGTCAGCTGATGGTCTATCTGCCGGATCTGGCGAAGATATTCTTTAGCTGTCACGGCTTATCCCTCCATCTCTGCACCGCAGTGCAAACAATACCGTGCATAGTAATGTTGCTCATTCGGTATCCACGAATTACACTGGTCACATGAAAATGTGCCGTTGTCGTTTCTGATCCACTTCCCCTTCTTCCGTTCTGGTTCTGCGGATGGCAAGTCGCTAATAATCCGTCCCGCGTCTTCCATCCCCTCCACCCAGAATTGATTTTCATAGTGCGTTGGAGCTTTGTTAATTTTGATATATGCGACTAACGCATCAATAGCCGCCTGTCTGCTTATGGTGTCGTTGGTAGGGACATTTATGTCCTTGTCAACTGGCTGTGCGGATGGCAAGGCTTTTACATCAGTCCATTCTTCCCTGTATTCGTCTTTTAATTTAAAGCAGTCATCTCGTTCAAATCCGGGGCACTCAAAGGCAGAACCATCAATACCGTGGTCGCAATCATATTCGCAAAGACCACATACAGAATCATCAACATTTCTTTCCCGAATATCTGCAAAAATGCCTTCAATTTCATCGACTAAAATAGTCAGTCTGTCTTTAGCTGCCTGTCTGTATATCGTGTCCAATGCGTTCAACGTGTTGAAAGCGTTGGTTTGCGTTGAGGATCCTTCCCCAAAAATTTCACTTTCATGTTGTTTGAGAATCTCCAGAATTTCTGACGGACTATATCGGATGGTTTCGCCAAGTCTAAATTTCGTAGTGTCTGATTGTCCGACCTCAATGATTTTTCCGACTATTTTGTGAATCAAGTCACTCATCCTTTGCCTCCTTATACGCCACCTTAGTCTTCGATGTTAATTCCACGTCTTTGCCAGTGCTTACTGTCCATGTCGGCGTTACAACAGGCGTTCCGTTAATTGGACACATACACATCATTAACCGACACACTCCACAAGGGAGCTTATGACCGCAATCAGCGGCGATAGGTGTTACTGTTAATGAATTGTCATATATTGTGTTCATCCCTGTTCCTCCTTATACGGCTCTGGTAATGGCATCCATGCTTCTGGATATATCAATGCTCCACTTTTGACATCTTCCCAATGAAACTCTATTATAATCTCTGTTTCGTTACCGGCGGTCATATACCCCGTTGACACAAAATGATTTTCCAGAGAATAAATAACTTCTGTTCTCATCTCCGGCAACCGTTCACTGCATGGTATCCATCGCTGTGAATCCTCTATCTCCTCCACTAACATGATGCAAGTCTCAATAACCTTAACCTTCTCGTCCTCATCACCGAGGATATGAGCCATATTGCGCTTGTAAACTTCCAGTACATCAATTGCTTCCTGTTTGTTCATCGTTGTCCTCCTCTACTGCCAGCTTCAGTCTTAAGGCAGATAAGATGTCCTGCACGATATCGAACCTTAAGCTTCTGGTATTATTCTCAAAACACACTACTGTTTCCCTGTTGCAGCAGGCCAGATCGGCTACATCCTTCTGTGTCAATCCCAGTTCCTTCCTCCGGATCCGAGCCAGAGTGCCGTAATCAATCGTCATTTTTACCTCCTTAAGCTGCCTTATCTGCCTGATACTGATGCCAGAGTGCATCAAACTCATTGAAGATGTTCCGGATCACTAAGCCCTTGATGAAGTCGCACTCATCATACTTTTCCGATAATGCACAGCCCTCGCTGATCAGGGCTTGCCACCAGTCGTCTTTTTCCATCACAGCCGGGTCTGCTTTGACCTGGCTGAGATACTTCTTGAATAGCTTCCATGAATCGGTGATCATGTTGTAATACTCCCGGTCTGATTTAATCATCTTGCTCCCTTCTTAAAACGGAATCACTTCCAGATCCTCGTCGTCTACTTCTTCAAAACCATATGGATCCGCATTCCAATCAAACCTAATATTTCTGAAATCTGTTGAATGTTCTGCGAGTCTTCTGCTCTTCTGGTCATAAACGAGCCGGATCCCTTCTATGTCAGTAATCTTTCCGGTCAGCCTGTTCTTCGTGATGCAGATTTTTCTGGCATCCGGAGGGCCGTCTTTTATTCGTCCGAAGGTCAGCACCAGATCGGCCTTGTCCGTGATGTTACTGGAACCAGAGACATCATCATTGCTCAACTGCTGATTAGTCTTCCTCGGGTGGCAGACCAGAAGGACAAACACGTTATACTTCTTTGCAATCGTTGCCAGCCGGCCTACAAAATTGCTCTGACTTCTGTACAGATCTACGGACAAATCATCGGTCATTGCGGTCATCAGATTATCGACCAGAATAAATTTACAATCGTTCTGAATGATAGCTGTCTCGATCGCCCTCGGCAGATCCGTAAGCTCATCATCTGTGATGATGGTGTCATCATAAATATATGCTCGTTCTCCATACCAGAGATCTAACTTATCATGTTCTGATGCCATATGCTCCAACTTGCCAGTGACCTGACAATCCATCCAGTTTCGGAAGTAGAAGTCCATCAGTTCCCCGGAATAAAAGAAACAGTTATATCCTTGTGCCAATGCTCTGACTCCGATCAGAGAAGCAATCGTTGACTTGCCCTCGCCTCGTTTCCCGGTCAGAACCGCAAGCTGACCGAACCTGAGACCTCCATCCAGTAATTTATCGAGAGTTTCAATTCCTGTTCTGAATGATTCCATTTTCATGATGTCGACCTGCTGCACTTTAGCTAATGGCTTGATGTGGGAATTATACGGAGCTGCTGCTTTGCTGATTGCCTCCCTGATTGCCAGAACTCCATACTTCTGAAGAATCTCGTTCGCATCCTTGCACTCACGATAATCTTCTGGTCTGCAAACTCTCGTCTTCGTAGGCCATCGTTTACTGATTTCTTCTGACAATGTAATCTTGCCGTTCTCGCAGTCACCCATCACGATAATGCGCTGGAACTTGTTCATGAAGTCATAGCAATGAGGAATCCATGTGAAGCCATTGCATCCGATCGGAACCGAAACAGCATTGGTATATCCAGCCATTGCGACCGAGAGGCTGTCGATCTGGCCTTCTGTGATAATCAGATCTCCGTTGTCAGCTGTCGGATCACAATGGTTCATGCCGAAAAGAATCGGCTTTCTCCCAGGAGCGCACCACTCTTTGCTCCCTTTGGTCTCGCCTTTTTTGAAGTCCGTATTTCTGTACTTAATGAAAGTCAAGGCTCCGTCTTCGTCCCGGAAGGGGAACAGCAGCACCTTGTTATTGTCGGTTCGTGCCGTCACCTCATATTTCTGGATAATGTCCTCAGAGATTCCACGGCCCTTCAGATACTCGACCGCTTCCGGCAGAACAGTTAAGGGCTTATGTGCTTCTCTGAATTCCTTATACTGTTTTTTGCTATAGTCACAAGTTCTGTAATAAGTATCCGCATCCTTGCCCAGAGAGAAATTGAAGTCTTTGCTTAACGTGATCATATTCCCTTTGGCTCCGCAGGATGCCCTTTTGCACTCAAACTGCCCTGTTTCAAGGCTGATACCAAATGTCCATTTGTCCTGTGCTTTGCAATAAGGGCAAGTTATGAACTCCAGCTGTTTTCCTCGATGCCTTGATGCAAGTCCGATATGCTTGGCAAATCGTTCTGCATCTTCTGGCTCAAATTTATATATCCCCATCGTCTAACTCCTCCGGATGCTCTTCGTAATATCTCTTTGCTTCTTCGAGGGAAGAAAAAGAAATTTCCTTTTTTTCTCTTTCTTTTATACTATTATTTCCTATTATTTCTTGGGTGACAGGGCTGTCAGTATTATTACTGTCAGAGTTGTCAGTGTTCTCACTGTCAGAGTTGTCAGTAAGATTTGCCGAAGCTGTCAGGGTGACAACCCTGTCAGTAAGAATCCGCAAAATTCGTGGGTGTGAACCGCAACTTTTCGAGACAGTTTTGATGATTCCCCTGCTTTCAAGCTCTTGAATTGCCCGGATAACACTCCTCTCGCTTAGCCCTGTTGCTTTTTCCAGAAATCCATTGCTTAACTCATACTGATTTTTGTGATAGCACAATGTATTTCTAATAATCGCAAACAGTACCATGTAGGAACTGGGACTTGTCAGCTTTAGCCTTGCCAGACCAGAAATAAATTCGTTATTCAGCTTGACATATCCTTTAGCCATAATCTCCTCGTTCCAAGCGTTCTTTCAGTTCTCTGTACAGAATCTCTTGTATGAGTTTCCCGGAAGTTTCTGATTTACAGAAAATCGGTCGGATTCCGTATCTGGCGATCCATGCCGTCATCGAATGAAAGAACGCAGTTTCGTTAAACCTTGTGCGGTACTTGCCAGAAATAAGATTCTCCCAAGTGGCATTTTCTACCAGCAGATACATCGTGCCGTGATCGGCAGCAGCTCGCTCCATTTCTGCTTTGAACCGCTTCCTGTCGTGAGTAAAACAGGAAGACAGTTCGTCCAGATCCATCTTGCGCTCGATTGCAGCCTTGATTCTGGTCAGGGAGCCGTTCAGAAGGAACTCTGCGGAGTAATCTCCATAGTCAAGTTTCTGTCTGACATATGGCACAGAAAAGTCTTTATACCGCCTCTTGGCTCGTTCTGACGGCTGCTCTCTGGTGTCAACGATGATCTGCATAGTAGATAAGCAATCTTCGACCTCAAAAGGTGTCAAAACGGAATAGCCTCCTCATCCGTGTCCGGTATCTTCATGAAGTCATCGTCAGAAGTTTTCGGAGCATCTTCGTAGCCGTTCTTCTTGACAAACTTTGCTTCCGGAGCCTTGCCCTGACGGACTCTTTCGACCTCAACAGGGAACCTGGGCTCTGTGTAGACCACATTTCTCCCATTAATAACTGTCCCGGTCTCTCCGAAGACGATTCCGATTATCAGGCCCTTCAGCTTGGTCTCGTCCCATGCCCAGAGGAAACCATTGTTTGACTTCTCAAATGAAGCTGTCCACTGAGCAAATCTTTTCTTCGTCCATCCGTCCTTCTCGGATCCGTCATCGTTCGGAACGTAGATTCTGGCAACACCCTTCCACTTCTTATCCTCGTTCGGATTGTTTTCATACTGCTTTGCGTAGAAGTCGGCATATTCGCCCTCGGCAATGTCAAGCTGAAGAACTATTCTGTCAGAAAAGCCGTCCTTGCCTTCTTCATATTTAACATTCAGAATCTTGCAGACATAAGCACCTGCCGGAAGCTTGCCCTGTGCTGAGAATTCTGCGGTCTTTTTTGCATCATCATATCCTGTGAACTGTCTCATTTAATCATTCTCCTTTTCGTCATTTGTACATTTCGTTGCACTTATCATTGAGTGCCAAGTCCAGTGCGGAAGTTAAAGTGAGTTCCGTATCCTCAAAGTTATTCCCGGTCTTTTCCATCACTTCATTAATTATTTGAGCAAATATGCGTCTGTATTCTTCAATCATTAATAACCTCCTCGTTACTTGTAATCTTGTCGAGTTCCCAATACTTCCGGATCCGAGCATCTACAAGGGCCAGATCGTTCGGAATCTTCAGGTCAAACATTCCTTCCGGGCTTTTAGCCGTATTTGCTCCATCACTCTGGGTCATGAAATAATGCTCCTGTCCGTCCGTGTAACACAGAAGGCAGATGTCAACGCAGCCTTCAAGGGTCAGATAATTGTCGAGCATCTGGCCCACTGTCTTGGCCTTGGTCTTGCCGTCACTTGTGGTCTGAGTGTGGTGCAGAAGATATACGATAATATCGTCCGGGATTTCGTCTGCTATGTATTTGAGCAGATCAGAGAAGTTCTTGCCGATTGAGGTGTATTTCTGATAACCAGCTTCATTTGCTTTTCGGAAATACTCGTCAACCATCAGATACTGAGAATCATCAATCACATAAGATTTGATTTTCGGTTTCTGAAGGACCTTATAGATTGTTGTGTAAGTTGCGTGTTTTGCGATTTTGAAGTTTTTCCCCTCCGGGAACGGAAGTGTCCCCTTCCGAACTGAAAAGATTCCGACCTTATCCGGATCCATATTCTTAATCGAGTATGTTTTCCCAGAACCGGATTCTCCGAGAATTAAAACAGGGATTCCCATTATTTGACCTCGCTTTCTTTGATAGTATCCTCAATGGCTTCAAACACTTTTGCCAATTCTGTGAGTTGAGAATATTTGTTCTGAAACGCTACAAGTTCGCCAAGTGCATTTTTAAGAACGATCGCTCTGCGCTTTTCGTCAGACATTGCATCCATTATTGCCACGAAAGACCCTCTCTGTGCGTGAGACTGGTCTGCCACGTTTACGAATGCCCTAACAGGTTCTGTTTCTTTACCCTCATCGTCCACCATTACGCAGGTGATGTTTGTAATAAAACTCTGTGCTTGATTCAGTCTGAACCCTTCTGCTGCCTTGGCATCGTCCCACTCAAAACAGTTATGCAGAAGCGCATCCTCTGGCCTTGAATCCTCAAGCAGGATATACTTGTCGAGTTCTCCGTGTTTTTCCTTTAATGCCCTCAAATGCTCGCCTGCCTGTTGTGCTGGTACGTTGTACCATGTTGCTCTGTAACTAAATTTGTAAACCATGTTTTTCTCCTTTCCGGCTATTCCAAGCCTGCCCTACCGCACCAGGCCATGCCTCACCTTGCCTGACTGCACCTTGCCTCACCCCGCCTGCCGTACCATGCCTCTCCTCGCCATTCCTGAACAAACCTTGCCCTAACGTGCCTCGCCTGCCACACCAGACCTGACCAAACCACACCTTGCCGTACCACACCTGACCCTACCATGCTATGCGTTGCCTTGCCACAACGTGCCGTGCCTGCCGTGCCAAACCTGCCAAACCAAACCTCACCTGACCTTGCCCCAACGGAACGTACCAAAACGCACCATACCTTGCCATGTCGTGCCTGCCATACCAAGCCACAACACGACTTACCCTGACTAACTCCGCCCAGCCAAGCCTGCCGTGTTAATCTATGGCTACATGAAAAGTGCCGTTACTTCCGTCTTTCTCAGGTCTCCATTCTCCAATTCCACAGCAATAGCCACCTGCGTTAATGCAGTTTATTATCTGTTCAAGGCTTAATGCCCCGGAAGCGTTGTATGACAGGATGAAGTCTGCATACCAGTTTTTAAACTCTGCACGATACCGAAGGTCTGCCGAACCCATGCCGATCCTGACCATATCCTCACGGATATCCGGGATAGAACCTTTAATCTCGACCATATCTCCGTACTCGCTCTCAAGGAAATATGCCCCTCTAAGCTCCATCTGGTTCTTTACCCACTTCATGCGGTAAGCAGCACTATTAGCCGCCATCTTTATCGCACCGACCGGGAATCCCCACTTTGCACCATTGCTGACCGATTCCACAAATGCCTCTGGAGTTGATTCTGTAGGTTTCTCCTCAAGCCAGTACATTGAGTTGATAAACTCGTCATAAGGATTGCGTTTCTCTTTAGCCTTGGTCTTCGTTGCCCCTGTCTGGGCATCAAGCATCATCTTCTTAGCCTTGTCACTCCACGCATGAACGATAAGCGGAGAATCTCCGATGATACGCACATTTACTCTCTTAATGTCTAAAGGTCTTATCTCGATAAGTTCATTTGTTGCTTTTGCCATTGTGTTTTTCCTTTCTTGGTGGTATGATCACCATGTAAATTGTGTTTTTCTTATTGAAAGTGGCAGTCTTGTGAGGGCTGTCATTTTCATTTGATAATTGTGTTTGTGTGGTCTTCCAGATATACTCCATAGATCTCTTCACCTGCCTTCAGGGCATCCTTCAGAGCGGTTTTGTCAGCTTCCGGATCGACTCTGCGCTGATACTGTTCCGGGAGCAGATTGACATCGAATCCGTCAATGAACTCAACTGTCTGAGACTTGCGATACGAAATTGCGACCTTAGGGCTTTTGAACTTCTCTCCGTCCAGACATATAGACAGATACTTCTTAAGCGATTCTGCGTGATTCTCAGCGGTCTGCTGCCGTCTGGCGAGTGCCATCTTCTCTTCTTTGATGGCCTTTGCTTCTGCTGACAGGTCCTTGATGAACAGGGCAATGTTCTCGATTTTCTCGTCCCTCTGAAGTTCCAAAGCTTCCAGAGCATCGGCATCGAAGATCTCCCCTGTTTCTTCATCGAAGCCAAGTTCGATTGCTTTTCTGATGTTGTCCTGAATTTGATAGAGTGTCATCTTACATCCTCCTTTGTTATTCTTAAAATTTTGACGATTGCCGGAAGACCTTCATCTGCATAGGTGTGCAGAGAATAAGGTCTGTCATCCTTCCATTCGATATGCGGTCTGATAAGCCTTGCTATCTCGGCAAGCTGTTCAGCCTGTTTTGAGTAGCCGTCATAAAACTGGTCCTTAAGGTCCTCGGCCTTCTGAAGCTGCTGTGTCAGCCTCTTGTTCTCCATCTCCAGAGCAGTGCATTTTTTCAGAATAAACTCTGTCATAATTTTCAGTGTTTCTTCCATGTTTTCTCCTTTCTATTCGGCTTGAGAGCCGTTTCTTGTGTTTACCCTAACTGTTGTTCATCTCAATGATGTTGATGTCCTGTCATCGGCCTATTCTTCGAGCAGAGGTACTGATTTTCGCAAATTATGAGCATTTGCTTTGCCACGTTCTGACAATCTTGCTCTTTCCTCTTCCGACAGGATGCGGCTTGCATTGACCTTGACCCATTTCTTTGGGACAGCATACCCCCGGGCCTGAACTCCGTTTATATTCTCGGCATCGATGCAGGTCATTTCCGATGCCCGGTCTTCTACCAGCTTGTCAAGCTTTCGGATCAGAGCCGGGTTAAACGTGTAGACGGATGCATACGGATTCGCTTCGTTGAATCTGATGATTGTCTCCCTTTCTTCAGGACTCGGTCTGTAACCGGGAATTGAAGTCTTAACTTGCTTTACTTCCATTCGTTCCTCCTTTCATTCATTGAACTCATTAATAGGATTAATCCAAACCATGCCAGAGGCATGACCATTGCTAAGATACCGATGCCGAAAGCTCCTCCGTCTACCAGAACGGCTCCGGCAATGAACTCGACCATTGCGAGTACAGAAATGATTGACAGAATTTTTTCGATCATGATGATAAGTCCCTTCTAATTAGCTCCCTTAACAGTTCTATCGGCATTTCTCCCTGAGCCGATTTGTACCGAAGTACTTTCTGTAATTCTTCCAGAGTGACCTTCCCCGGAAATTTCCTCCGCCTTTGCAAGGTCTTCTGTGATAGTCCGACAGCTTCTGCCGAGACGGATTCCAAAATTAGCCTTGTGTGCGGAAATGGTTCTTGTTTCTTCATGCCGTTGCCTCGTTTGTAAAATTATCTTTTACAACTCGGACAAAAAAATACTCCATTGGGTCAGCAATATCGAGAAGTTCGCAAGCCTTGTCAATGTCTGGCTGGGGCCAATATGCTTTGTTGTGCAATCGCATAGAAATGACCGAGAAGCCTACTCCCATGCCCTCGGCAAAGGCTGTTATGGTTCCGTACTTCTCCACGATTCGCCCTCGGAGCTTTGAATAATCATAAAGTTGTGCTTTCATTTATCCTCCTTTCTGATGTGTAAAACAACTTTTTACATCCTCCATTATACACATCGTTTTAAATTTTACAAGAGGTTTCTCCAATTTTTCTTAACATTTTGCAAAATTTCGTGCTACAATGTTCTGGGGAGTAGGAAAGGACAATATCATGAAGAGGGTCTCAACAACAGCCGAAAGACTTAATACCATAATGAAAGAGCGAGGGCTTAAACAATCAGACATTCTTGAAAAGTGCAAACCCTTCTGTGACAAGTATGGCATCAAGATGGCCCGGAGTGATCTGAGCCAGTACGTTTTAGGGAAGAACGTTCCCAGACAGGACAAGCTCACTGCGCTTGCTCAGGCCCTTGGTGTAGAGGAAACATGGCTTATGGGCTACGATGATGAAGAGCCTACTTTCGCAGCTTTGGATGAAGACGAGGCCGATCTGATTACCTTATACAGAAGCTTTGACCGCAGAAGGAAACATCGTTTAATGGCATACCTTTACGGCTTATCAGAGGATGGTGATGAAGAATGAAATCTCCAACAGCAACGAAGCTTCCTTCCGGGAGGTGGAGAGTATTAGTCCAGATAAAGGGTAATAGGATCTCGATCACCAAGGACAGCAAAAAAGAAGCCGAAAGAGCTGCTACCCTTCTGAAGATGTCCCCGGAGAAACGAATCACGAAGATGACATACCGGGAAGGCATCGACCTTTATATCGAGAAACTTTCGAGAAAATCTCCCGGTAAAGTTTCGCCATCGACTATCAAAGGCTACCGAGACATTCAACGAACACGCTTCCAGAGCATCATGGATCTTCCGATGAGTGCCGACATAGATATGCAGTATGTGATAGATAATGAGCCTGTTTCCGTCAAAACGCTTCAGAATGCATACGGCTTAATTTCTGCCGTCCTGAGAGATATCGGCATTGAACCACAAAAAGTCGAATACCCAAAAGAACCGAAAAAAGAACGGCCGTTTTTAAATGTAGATCAAGTAAAGATATTCTGCGAAGCCATCAAGGGAGACAGATACGAACTTCCTTATCTTTTATGTCTTCACTCGCTCCGAAGATCCGAGATGCTGGCACTCAAAAAGAGCCAGGTCAAGGATAATGTCATCCATGTTGAGGGAGCCATCGTGAACAGCGAGAACGGCATGATTTACAAAGAAACAAACAAGACAGCAGCTTCTGTCAGAGACATTCCTATCTTCATCCCTCGACTCTCTGAACTCATCAAATCGGCTCCTGACGGCTTTTTATGTCCGTATTCAGTAAGAGGCATGGAAACACATTTGCGAACGATTCTGAAGCATTCTGACTTGCCTGTGAGCGGTTTCCATATGTTAAGACATGGATTTGCCAGTATGGCATGGGCCGTTGGTGTGGATGCCCTCACTTGCATGAAGCTGGGCGGATGGTCAGAATACAGAACAATGATACAGATTTACACCCATCTGGACGAAAAAAAGAAACAGGCTGATGTCGAAAAGCTCAAGCAGCTATGGACGAATGACTAACTTCTGTGGTATAATACTCTCGATCAAACAATTGTTTCCCCAAATTTTTACCCCTTTTATTAACGATTAGACCGTCTTCTTTAGGCGGTCTTTTCGTGTGCATTTCGTGTACACTTTTTGCGGTCATATATGTCCAGAAGTGGTCATATTTGTCCGTTTCTGGTCATATCTGTCCTTGCGTTTTTGCCTATTTTATACTGGTTTTAGTGCTATGCTTTGGTTTCTGGGAAAATCAATGAAATGGGTTCGAGCCCCGTCCGTCCCATTATCAGAAAATAGTGCTACACACTGGCTACTGAAGCCGCACCGAAAAATCCGTGTGCATTTTGTGAACACTATCAAGAGGAAGGAAGCAATTCTTTCCTTTTTTTCTTGCACTAAAAAAAGGGACGGCTCCGAAGAACCGCCCCAACACTAAGGAGAAAAGAAAAATGAAGAAACCTAATTAATTAAGAATGCCGTTCGATTAATTCCTTCCATGTGGCTTCACCGCAGATGCCGTCTACTACTATCGGCTTGCCCTCTTCGGCTATAATCGTCTGGAAGTCAATAATTGCCTGTCTGGTCTTCGGCCCGGCTGAACCATCGAATCCGCCTTTATACAGACCGCAACAGGCTAACATCTTCTGGCAGACCAGAACGCTTGTCCCGGTGCAGCCTTCATATACTTGTTCAAGATCCATATGTACAACTCCCCTGTCATCTTTTTCGACCAGATAAAACACTTTCACGCATCCCTGATAAAAGTCATACCACGGATGCCAGCCAGATCGGACAGACCATGCCGGATCGTAACACTTCGCAGCGTTTTCTGATACTTCTTCGATTGCGATGAAGTGACCGCCCTGAGTGAAGTAGCCCTTGCCCATCAGTAGAATGCCGTAGTATTTACCACTTTGCATGGCAGCTACCCACCGCTGCTCTGTCTCGGATCCACGCTGACCATATAAGTCATTGCCGTTCATCTGGATGCCGGAGTGACCGAAATGTTCGCAAGTCGGAATAATACCAGACCAATAAGAGCCTTGCCCATACGGAGCTGCATATCCGGCAGCAGTCATATAATCACCGACCTCCGGAGGAAGCACACCGACTACATCAGCAATTGCGGTAGGCCCACAGCCGGAATCAGCCATCGTGCCGCCTGGGGCAGAATATGGATGCGATGCCCAGCGAGGATCGTTCTGTAAATAATCGTATATCATTCCTGAGTATCCTTCTTATTATACTGAGCTGTGCTGATGCCCAGAAGCGCACCGAGCAAAGTGCAGATGACCACCGCAGTTTTTGCGACCTCTGTAGCATAAGGCCATCCCCACACGGCAGACAGACCTACATAAGCGGTCGATAATGCCGGGATGCATATCAGAGTAAGCCATTTCAAAATGTCGTATAACTTATTACTTATCATAAGAATGATGCCTCCTTCTCACATTTGAGATATGTGTCTTTAATGTGTTGTGCAGCCAATGTGCATTTATTATTAACGAAGTCAGGATGTGTCTTCGTGAACTTATCATACAAGTCCAGATCTTCTTCAATAATATCATCAAAGGCTTCCTTGCTGTGCTTCACTCCGTTCAGAAGTTCGTCATTGAATCGTAGAATTCTGCGTCTCGCCTGAAGCGCATCGCTCTTTTTTATTTCTGCCCGGAGATCATCAATGTCCTTCTGTATGCTGTCAATTTTTTTGTCCAGTTCTGCTCTCTTGCCGTTCTTGTCATCGTGTCTTTTTATCAGAAACTGTATCAAGCTGAAAAAGCCAGATGAAGCTAAAGCTGCAAGCACTATTTCCATCATTCTGTTGTCTCCCATCTGGCTTCAAGCCTTGCAAGCCGTTCTTCAAGAGCCTTGTTCTGTTCCTCAAGCTTCTGAATTCTGTCCTCGTCTGCTGCCAATCTCGCAGTTAAGAACGGAATATAATTGATGACATATCTCTCTTCTTTGCCCTCTCCGACCTTATCGACCAGCTCACTCTCTGTCGGATCTATGCCCTGTGCTTCCAATGCAGAAATAACATCCTGTGCGATTGCTCCGAATCTCAGAAGGTCATTTGCTCCTGACAGCACTTCACCCTTGAAGTTAAAGTGAAAGCTCTTCAGGTCTACGCTTGCGACCGCATCCTTGTACTTCTGAGGGATTGCTTTCACACCCTTCTTGGTCTTCTTGTCGGAAGATGTCAAAGTGGCATATCCGACATAATTTGTATCGACATAGAAGTCAATTCTGCCTGTTGCTGTATAGTCAACTGTGATGCCGTGTAAGGAACTGTGTCCATGAACGACATACCCTTGCTCTCCACTGGTGTCATCGTAAATGTATGCTCGGTTCAGTGAATACCACGATTTAACCACAGTATTTCCGTTGCCGTCATCATCCATAAAGGCGAGAGACGGAGTGTCGGTCATTAATCCAGTAAGAGACAAGTGTCCGAGATATATTCTGTCTTTTGCGTTTATATCACTTAAATATATGTGTCCGCCAACAATATCTCGTGCAATCCGAGACATTCTTACCAGCCCTGTGTCATCATATAGGTTTATGCTTCCGCCTTGGCTTGATTCTATTGCCACTCCAAGTTTTCCACTTGTATATAAATAGAGACGACCATAGTTTTGCATAGCCCTAAACAGACCACAAATAGTTCCTGCTGAATCGTAGACTGTCAGAGATCCCCCATCTCCAACTCCTGACAGTTGCAACGCTGTGTTGTCTGCTGCCGAGTTCCTCATCGTGAGAGTGTTGGTGAGGAGCCTTGACATCCAAGCTCCGTTTCTGTTGTTCATCTCCAGCATTGCTCCGATCGGAGTCATTACACCATCCACATTGATATATGTGATGCTTAAGGCTCCCATTTTTGTATTGCTGGAGTCATACACTCCATACTGATAGCCAGATGTTATTGTTTTTGCGTTGTAATCTCCTGTCGTGGTTATGTGACCGCTTACAAGGTCGATGGTGTTCGTGCCATCCGTGGATATTATCTCGATACCTCTGAGGATCCCTGTCGTAATCGCATCAGCCACGATTTGTCCGTCCATCGTAATGGCGGCATTGGCATATGTGCCTGTGTAGCTGTTAGCGTGCATCAAGCCATTTTGATTCCATCGCCATACGTTAGTTGCTGTCGTGATATCTGGAGTATCCATGATGAGTAACTCGTCAGGATAGCCATCATCATTCGCATCATGCAAAATAACGTAACCGCCAAGATTACCAGAGATTTTCTGGACAGCATCATCTATTGCGTTCTGTAGCACTGTAGCGGTCTCTCTGAGGGATTTTGCATTTTCGGCAGCAGCATTATTGGCTTGAATAATAGAGTCTGTTATGTTCGTCTTGGCATCTCCGAACTCAGCCTCCTCATATCGGTCGAGAAGGACATTCCATCTGACCCTTATGCACTTGGCTGTCGCCTCGACTCCCAGCTTCTCGAAAATAACTCTTACTGTGTCACACAAGTCAACACGATTGAGAAGACCTTGGAGCATGACGAAATTCAGAGTGAGGTTGATCTTCGGAACACCGATGTTGTTATTCTCGATATAAGAAACAGCCTTCGCATTAAGCTGTTCGGCTGTCGGTGTCTCCTCGAAATCCTGAGAGCAATCGAGGACATAGACCTTCACATAATCGAACGTGCCGCTTACATCTTGGACAGTTCCCCGGACTACATTGCCGTCTTCATCTGACCAGTACGGCAAAACCCCGGTATAACAGGCGGCACAATTCTCTTCCTGCTTCAGCTCCGTCAGGTTCACTCCATATCGAATGGTGACTCCACGATCAGAGCCTCGGCTATTCTCAAGAGAACAAGTCCGACCATCATAATGCCACTCACCTCCGTATACATCCAGAAGAGAGCCAGCCTTGCCTCCGAACCAACTACGCACGGAAGAAGGCACATCGACCTTGAAGTTTGATGCCGTTGCTCTTGATGTGGTAAGGTTCCAATTGCTGATGTCATACATCGCATTGGCTATAAGTCCATTCAATGCGCTCTGGATCCCGGAAGCCGTGAAAGGCTTGACAGGAATGTCAGAAAGGTCATAAGACAGATGTCGAGCATATATCGTACATTTGCCGTTAATCGGCTTCGTGATCTGATAGACTCTGAACGGCTGTGGATTATCCAGATAATTCGGTTTCGCCACGATAATCGATCGCATCTCAATTTCTGAGAAATGTACTCCAGAGATTGGATACTCCATCGTCAGTTCATAAGAGCCGTTCCTCTCCTCTTCGACCTCGCAGGAGATAGCATCGGACAATGCTCCGAGTCCGTGGCTCTGGAAGCCGATCGGAGTCATGCCGATGGTGATCATCTTGCTGTTGCCGTCCTCGATGATATTAGTATTGCCATCCTGAAGGACTTGTATTAAATAATCTTCGTCTTTGAATAAAATTGGGATCATCTACAATACCACCTCGGAGTGATTTCAACACTTGTAAT